GAGTTCGAGGCGTGGGCGCGCCGACCGAATGAGGATAACCACTGGCTCGACACGACGGTGTTGGCGGCGGTGGCGGCGTCCTTCGCCGGTGTGCAGTGGTCGGCGAGCGGGCAGACGACGCCCCGCGCCGAGGCGAAGCCGATCAAACTGAGCGACCTGCAACGACTCAAACAGGGGGGCCGCCGGTGAGCGACCACGCCGGACAGCAGGCCGGGATCGTCTGCCCGTGCGGGGGCCGGTACGAGGTGTACCTGACGTACCGCACGGTGCCGAACACCGTGACCCGCTACCGGCGGTGCCAGCAGTGTCGGCACCGGGTGGTGACGCGGGAAAAGGTGATCGGCCGACCCCGGCGGGTCACTTCTTCTTCGCCGGCCCCGCCGCCGAAGAAGGGGCCGGACTCCACGCCTCGCGGGTGACGCGGAACCGGAACACCTCACCCCTCACGCCGACCGCTTCGCCGGGTAAGTCCCCTCCCTGTGAGTAGCCGGACCACACGCCAGCCTACTCCCAGGTGTTCGCTCCGTCTGCGCGTCTATACCCGTATAGATTACCTTGTAATACCGGCAAGATACAGATTCACACCGCCTGTCACGTCGTCATACTGTGGGCATGGCAGCCCCATCCGCTGACGATCTGGACGCCGACGCCATCGCCGTCGCCGCGCAACAGCCGGCGAAGGCCGAGGTGGACGGCGTGAAAGTCGAAGCCGTATCGATCCCCGACCAGATCGCGGCCGACCGCTACCGGCGGACGCAGGCGGCGCTACCCTCGTCGGGCGGGTCGGCCTGGGGGTGCGTGCGAACGGCACGCGTCCAGCCGCCGGGGACCACCGGATGAGTTGGTTCGGTCGTCAACTGTCGCGCCTCGTGCGCCCTGTCCCCCGCCGCACGGCCAAGCCGAAGGCGATCCGGGCCGGGTACGACGCGGCCACCTACGACCTTGCCAATGAAACCCACTGGCAGGCGGCGGACAGTTACAGCCCGAACGCCCAACTGGACAGCGGCACGCGGCAACTGCTGCGCGACCGCAGCCGGTACGAGGCGGCGAACAACGGCTACTACGGCGGCGTGATCGAGACGATTGCCGGTGACACGGTGGGCAGCGGTCCCCGGCCACAGGTGCGGATTCCCGGCGACGACGACCGGCGAATCGGTCGGCTGTTCGAGACGCTGTTCAGTCAGTGGGGCAAGGCGGCGGCCTGGGCCGAAGACCTCACCCTGATGCAAGAGGCCGAGGTTCGGGACGGCGAGAGTTTTGGTGTCATCGTCGATAACCCCGGCCTGATCGAAGACGGGCGAACGCGGGTCAGTCTCGACCTCGCGGTCTACGAAGCGGAACAGATTTCGGACCCGTGGGATTACGGGTTTGACCCGCTCTACACGGACGGCGTGCGGGTGGACCCGTTCGGCAATCCGACGGAATACACGTTCCTGAAGAACCACCCCGGCGGGGTGAGCCTGTACCGGGGGTGGGAGACGGAAGTGCTCCCGGCGTGGCAGGTGTGCCACTGGTACAAACGGCGGCGGGCGGGTCAGACGCGGGGCGTGCCGTGGATGGCCGCGGCCCTCCCCCTGTTCGCCCAACTGCGCCGGTACACGCTGGCCACGCTGTCGGCCGCCGAACTCGCCGCGAACATCGCCGGCATCATGAAGACGGACGCGGCGGCCGGCGAACAGGCGGTCACCGTCGAGGCGATGGACACGGTGCAGATGGTCCGGGGCGCGCTCCTCACCCTGCCGCAAGGGTGGGATGCCTCACAGTTCAGGCCTGAACAACCCGTCACGAACTACGGGCAGTTCAAGACGGAGATTTTGAACGAGGTTGGCAGGGGCGGCAACGTCCCGCTGAACATCGTGAGCGGGAACAGCAGCGGTTACAACTACTCGTCCGCTCGCCTCGACCGCCAGCTTTACTACGCCGCGATTCGCCGCCAACGCGGACGGATGTCGGCCCGGTTCCTCGACCGGATTTTTCTCCGCTGGGCGCGGGAAGCGGTCCTCGCCTACGGCATCGACTGCCCGCCGCCGGAAACGTGGTCGTGGGTCTGGTTCTGGGACGGGATTGTCAGCATCGACCCGCAGAAGGACGCCGAGGCGGACGCGGCCAACCTGACGAACAACACGACGACGCTCGCGGAAATCTGCGCCGAACGCGGCCTCGATTGGGAGGACGTGGTGCGGCAGCGGGCCGCCGAAAAAAGCCTGATTGCCAGCCTGACCCCGACCGCCCCCGAACAGGTGCCGCCCCCGTGAACCCGCTGTCGATCACCGTCCCCGTGACCATCCGCGCCGCCGAGGGGGATTCCCCCGTCCGCCGGTTCGAGATGGTCGCGTACACCGGCGAGCCGATGCGGATCGACGGGTTCCCGCTGCCGGTCGTGATCGACTGCGCCAGCCTCGACAACAGCGTCCAGACGCTACCGGCCCTGTTCAACCACGGGGCCGAGTGCCCCGTCGGTCAGATCCAGTCCGTCACCTGCGACGGAACCCCGCCGATCCGGGCCGCCGGGGTGTTCACCCCCAGTGGACTCGCCGACGACCGGGCGGCCGAGGTCATCAACCGGGCCGACGCCGGATACCGCTGGCAGGTCAGCATCGGCGGCAACCCGGCTTCGGTCGAGCAGTACCAGCGGGGCGAGTCGTTCCAGGCGAACGGCCGGACCTATCAGGGTCCGGCGCTGTTAGCGAAGGGCGTGAAGCTCCGAGAAATCAGTTTCGTCACCATCGGCGGGGACTCGCTGACTTCAGCGGTCGTGGCCGGTTCTACTCCAACCCTCAAGGGGGCACAGATGGATTTCGCAACGTGGGTCGCGGCCCTGGGGTTCGATGAGGCCAGCCTCACCGACCAGCAGCGGGCCGCCCTGACCATCAAGTTCACCGAAGAACAGGCAGACATGGCCGAGGACACGGCCGAAACCCCGGCTGACATGCCGGTGACGGCCGAGGACGGCATGGTCAAGCCGGAGGACCAAATGCCGGCCAACGCCGGGGCGAGGAAGCCGGTCATCCAGGCCAGCAACCACGCCGAAGTGCAAGCCGAACTCCAGCGGATCACGGCGATTCAGGCCGCCGCCAAGAAGTACGGCAACCCGGTTATGACCCTGAACGGCACCCGGATCGAGGTGGCCGCGCACGCCATCGCCGAGGGCTGGACGCCGGCCCAGGCGGAGATTCAGGCGATGCGCTCCCAACTCCGCACCCCGCCGAGCAACCTGCAAGTCCGGGCCGGGGCCAGCACGCAGGCCCTCGAAGCCGGCCTCATCCTCCGCTGCGGCGGGGCGTTGGACAGCAAGGCCTACGCCCACCGGGGCGCGGTGGACAAACTCCCCGGCTGGCTGCGGGCCGGCATCAACGACGCCAACCGCAACCGGGTCATGGAAGAGGGCCACCGGTTCTCCAAACTGTCCGCCGTGGACCTGTGCCAACACGCCCTCCGTGCGGCCGGCAAGCCGGTGCCGTTCGACCGGGACGAGATGATCCGCGCCGCGTTCAGCACGCCGAGCTTCAACAACGTCATCACCACCAGCATGAACGCCATGCTGATGCTGAAGTACGTCGAGGCGGCCGACACGACCGGCGGGTGGGTGGTGGAAACGGACGTGGCGAACTACCTGACCCAAGAGCGGAGCCGGGTGACCGCGACGAAGGGTCTGAGCCGTCAGCCGGAAGGGGCCGAAGCGGATCACATCGCCCCGGACGATTTGAAGGAAACCTACAAGGTCGCCCGCTACGGCAGTCAATTGGTGGTGGACGAGATCGCCATCGTCAACGACTCGCTCGGGGCGTTCGCGGAGGAGGCCGGCTCGATGGGTCTGGCCGCCGCCCGCCTGCGGCCCGATCTGGTGTACGGCACGCTATTGGCGAACCCGACGCTCGCCGCGACCTCGCTGAGCCTGTTCTCGGCGTCGAACGAAACGGCCAACCTGCTGACCTCCTCGGCGCTGTCGGCCAGCACGCTGGCGACCGCCCGCAAGACGATGGCCCTGATCCGCGAGAACGGGGTGAACCTCGGCCTCGTGATGACTCACCTGATCGTCCCGCCGAGCCTGGGCGACACGGCCTACAACCTCGTCGCCTCGCAACTCCAACTGATCACCAGCACGAGCGGCACGGCCGACCGCACCACCGGCGAGTTGAACGCCTTGAAACGGCACAACTTCGCCCTGGTCGAAGAGCCGCGCCTCGAAAACGGCGTGATTCACCCGGAGACGGGCACCAGCTACAGCGGATCGGCGACGACGTGGTTCACCGCGTCCTCGCAAGCCCCGTCGCTGGAAGTCGGCTACCTGCAAGGGACCGGCCGCAGCCCGCAGAGCCGGACGTGGCAACTGACCGGCGGCTCCTACGGGGTCGGCTGGGCGGTCAAGCACGTCATCGGCATCTGCCCCCGCGACTGGCGCGGCCTCCAGAAAGTCACCGCGTAACGGAGGTGAGCCGTGTTCCGGTTCCGAACAGACATCGTGGTCGAGGGCGTCCCGCACAAGGCGGGCGACGTGGTGCCGGCCGGGGACCTCCCCGCCGGCTCCCTCGAGAGCCTGCTGCGGATGCGGCAGGTGGAGCAGTACACCCCGCCGCCGGTGTCGGCCCCCGAGCCGGCGGCGGTTGTCGAGCCGACCGAAGTGATTCCCCCCAAACCCGCTGCGAAAAAGGCGTCCAAAAAGGACGCCGCCGCCCCGTCCCCGGACGGGCAACAGCCGCAGTAAGGAGACTTGACACATGGCAGATTCAGCGTACCTGCGCGGGCGTGACGAAGTGCGGCTGACCCTGGCGGCGGCCGTCGATCCGGGTCAGATCATCCAGATGGCGGACGGGCGGGCCGGCGTGGTCAACACCGCCAACGGCGGGGCCAGCGGCGACCGCATCAACGTGACGACCATCGGTCAGTTCACGGTCACCAAGACGAGCGGCGTCGTCCTGCTGGACGGCGGCCGGGCGTACTGGGACCACTCGGCCAACGCGGTCACCTACAAGAAGGTGAACGACCGCGACTTCTACCTCGGCCGCGTGGTCGGGGACGCCGCCTCGGCTGACACCACCTGCGTCGTCAACCTGAACGTCAACCCGCCGGCGGATATCGACATCCTCCGCGACGCGGCGTTGAGCGTGGCGACCGGCACCCAGGCGGCCGGCGGCTTCGGCCTGCCCCGTCGGTACGGCGGGGCCATCGGCCTCGTCCTGACCGCCACCAACGAGGCCCAGTGCGTGGACGCCCTGAGCGTGGACCGGGTGGCGGTGGCGTCCAACCCGATTGCCGAGTTCGTCGTCCGGCTGGGGGCGAACGGCTCCACGTCCGACGTGGACATCAACGTCGGCCTCGCCAACGGCACCAGCACGACCGACGCCGACGCGGTGACGGAACACGTCTTCTTCCACATCGACGGCGGGGCGCTCGACCTGTTCGCCCAGAGCAAGGACGGGACCACGACCGTCGCGGCGACCGACACCACGGTCAACGTGACCGCCGGGTCCGCCGTGTCCGACCGGTTCGAGTGCTGGATCGACGCCCGCGACCCGGCCTCGGTCAAGCTGTACGTCAACGGCGCGCGGGTGCTGTCCGGCAGCACGTTCAAACTGGACGCCGCCACGGGGCCGCTCGGCCTACTGGCGCACGTCGAGAAGGTGAGCGGGACGGCGACCGCCGGCCCGGTCTATGTGGACCGCGCCGAACTGCGAATCATGGAGCAGTGAGTCACCGACCCCGTGCGCTAAATGGTAAAGCGGCACGCCTCAGACGCGTGTGTCTCCCGAAAGGGAAACTGTTGGTTCGAGTCCGACCGGGGTCAATGCCGTGTCCACGCTGTTCGCCAAACTCCGCGACTGGCTCCCCGGCCTGGCCCAGCAAGCGGCCGGGGTGTCGGTCCTGTACACGCGGAGCGGCACGACCCGGACGATTACCGCCGTGGTCGGGCGGACGGTGTTCAGCAGCAACCTCGACGGCGGCCCCCGGATCGAGTTCGGGGACCGCGATTACCTGATTGAAGCCGACGAGTTGGCGGCGTTCGGGGATCCTGTCCTCGGCGACCGGATCACGGAAGTGATCGACGGAACAACGCGGGTGTGGGAGGTCAAGACGCCCGGCACCGGCGAGCCGGCGTGGCGGTGGAGCGACCCGCAGCACACCCGGTATCGGGTCCACACAGTACAGGTGTCGTAAGTGGCCGCCGACATCCTCACCGTCTGTGACGCGCTGGTGACGGCGGTGACGACCGCCCTCGACGCCCCTTCGGACGCGGTGGTCGAGCGGCTGTACCTCGCGCCGATGGACATGGCGAGCGACACCAGCCGCCATGTGTGGCTGTTCCCGGCGGTGTTCAACAGCAACCCGGAGAACCGGGGCGAGGACTCGCTCACTTACCGCGTCGGGATCGTGGTCGCCGAGCGGTACACGAGTCCGGGCGAGCCAACGGTCGCCTGGACGGACGCACGGGTCACGTTCGCCCAGGAGCATGTGTTCGACGCCCTCGATTTCAGCCGTGCCCCGCTGACGTTTGCGACCACGCGGTGGCTCCTGACGACCGGCGGCGAGTTGGCGATTTACGACCCCGACCGGCTGCAACGCGGGCTGTTCTGGGCCGAGATGACCCTCGAATTCCGAGAACTCAAAACCAACTGAGGTAACCCCCAATGGCCGCCGCATACGGCATCAAGATCGGCCCGAAGTGTGCGGTGTACCGCAATACGGGCACCTACGGCTCGCCGACGTGGACCGCGATCACCACCGTGCGGGACGCCCAGGTTGCGATCCCGTGGGATCTGGTGGAAGCCAGCATCCGCGACACGCGGGTGAAACTCTACCACCCGACCCAGATCGACTTCGCGGTGTCCCTCACCGTCCGGTGCGACGACGCCGACGCCGGGTATCAGGCCCTTCTGGGTGCGGCCCAGGAGGGGACCACGATTGACATGATGATTCTCGACGGGCTAGTGAGCGTGGAGGGGTCCGCCGGCGTGCGGAGTTACTTCCACGTCAGCATGACCGGCCAGCCGCAGGGGATCGGGGACGTGCTGTACGCGACGTTCGATCTGAAACCCGGCTTCGGTCTGGACGGGTCTTCGGCCGCCGCCAAGCCGAAGTACGCGGTTGCGGGGGCGGCCTCGGCGGTCACCTTCTCCGATCCGGGGTGAGCCGTGGCTCTCGAAGTCACCATCAAGGGCGTGAAGGCCTCCTTCTTCGACTCGGAGAAGGTGCTGGCCGCCGTCCGCAAGGGGACTGCGAAAGCCCTGTCGAAGTGCGGGGCGTTCGTGCGACGGGAGGCGAAGTCCTCGATCCGGTACGCGAACAAGTCCGCCGCGCCGGGGCAGCCGCCGAAGGCCCACCGGGGGCGTATGACGCGGACCACGAAGAAGAAGGACGGCACGGTCACGACGCGGCAGGTGTCGCCGCTGAAGGAGTTGATCTACTTCGCCTACGACGAGGCGAACGGGTCGGTCGTGGTCGGCCCGGCGGACTTCAAAAACCGGGCGAAGCGGTCCTACCGGGTGCCGACCGTGCTGGAACAGGGCGGTACGGTGACGACCCGGACGCCGAAGGCGGTGAAGTCCGCCCGGTATCCGGGGAACCCGTTCATGGCCCCGGCCCTCCGCAAGACGCAAGGGAAGTTCCCGGCCCTGTTCCAAGACCTCTTGAGGTAACACCGTGGCGACGTTCACGGACAGTGCGGGGCGGGCATGGGAGATCACGTTCACCGTGTCCGGCATCAAGCGGGTGCGGGACGCGGTGGGGGTGAACCTCGCCGAACTGCACGGCAACGAGTTTCGGAACTATGTCGAAGTCGCCGGCGACCCGGTGAAGCTGGCCGAGGTGATCTACGCCCTGGCCGGCAAACAGCATCCGGGGGTGACGGCCGACGACTTCATGGACGCCCTGACCGGGGACACGCTGTACGCGGCGGTGGAAGCGTTCGAGAAGGCGTTCATCAGTTTTTGCCCGAGCCGCCAGCGGGAGCTTCTGACGAAGTTGGCGGCGAAGACGGCGGACCTCCAGGCGGAAGCGATTCGGACGGCGACGGCGCAGGTGGACGGCGTGACCTTCTCGCCGAGTGCTACCGGCTCGCCGGCCTCGTCGGGGTGGACCCCGGCGGCCTGACGTTCGGCGAGTTGGCGTTGATGGCCGAGGAAAAGAAGCGGTTCCTGGGCGAACTGACCGCGTGGCAGGTGGCGATGATCGCCGGCATGTTCGGGGCGCAGTTACAACCGACGGAGATCAACCCGTACCGGGTCTGGACGGCGGCGGAACTGAAGGCGCGGGCCGAGTTCGAGAAGCGGAAATTCTGGGCCGGGCTGGGCGTCGGACTGTTCGGGAAAAACGTGTTCAAAAAACCGGAGAAACCCGAGTGCCAGTAGGACCGGCGAGCGGTGGTGGCGGTGGCAAGTCCGGCGACGTGCGGGCCGGGGGCGCGTACATCGAGGTTCGCGCCGAGGATACGCTGTCGAACAAACTGATCATCCTCCGCTACCGGGCGATGAAGTTTGCCGAGGGGATGAAGCAGGTCGGGCAGAAGATCAACGAGTATTTGTCGCCCGTTGGCAAGCGGGTGATGTTGGCGGGGACGGCCGCTCTCGCGCCTCTGGCCGCCCTGTTTAAAGGCGGTCTGAACTACGCCGAGGAAATCTACAAGTCGGCCGACGCCCTCGGGTTCACCGTCGAGCAGATGCAGCGGCTGCAGTACGCGGCGACCGTGGCCGGCGTGTCCGTCGAGGAGGTGTTACGCAAGCCGGAACAGTACGGCGGGCTGATGGGTCAGGCGACCGTTTTGGACGCCTCCGCAATTAGGGAGTCCGTCGAGGCGAACCGCTCCCTCCGCGCCGCGTGGCTCGACCTTCAACTGGCTTTGGTGCCGCTGGTCCAGACGTTCGGGCCGATCCTGAAAGGGTTCTCCGAGTTCGTCCGCCGGAACTCCGAACTCCTGCCGGTCGTCGCGGCGGGGGCGGCGGGACTGATCGCACTCGGGGCGGCTCTCTGGGCGGTTGGCCCGGCGATCACGGCCGTCGGCGTCGCGATTCAAGTGGCGATCAACCCGTTCGTCCTGATCACGGCGGCGGCAGCCGGCATCGGATACGCCCTGACCCGGCTGGCGAAAGTGATTTTCCCCGAGACGCACGCGGCGGCCGTGTCGTTCTTCGGCGACCTCGGCAGCCTCGCGGCCGACACGTTCGGCGGGATCGTGGCCGCCATCGGTAAGGGGGACTTGTCCCTCGCCCTAGAAGTGCTCACCGCCGGGGCTACCGCCGTCTGGAAGCGGTTCACGCTGGAACTTACCGGCCTCTGGGTGGACTTCAAGAACTTCGTCCTCGACGGCCTGCGGGACATCAAGGCGGGCTTCGCGGCGGCGTTCGACCCCGGCGTTTTGAAGCGGATTTTCCGGGGCGAGGGGCTGATGGGCGCGATCGCCGGCGAAGCGGCCCCCGGCGGGGCCATCGACCGGGCGGCCGAGGCCCGGAACGCCCAGCGGGACGCGGATCGGGCGTTCCGGCAGAAGCAGTTGGACGACGCGGCGAAGGAGGCCGAAGACGCGCGGAAGAAGCTGGCCGACCTCGTGGCGAAGGCCCAGGCGAGGCCGGTCGCCGGCCCGGTCGAAGACCTCGCCAAGCGGATCACGGCCACGCGCGGGGCATTCCGCCTGCTGGGGGATGCGAGCCAGCAGTTCGGCAACGTGGACATCCCGAAACAGCAACTGGACTCGTTGAAGCGGATCGAGGAGAAAGCGGGGGCGATTGTGACCGCGATCCAGAACGGGCAATCGTTGTTGCGGTTCCGATAACCGGAGGCGTTCCGTGGCGGTGTCGCTGTACGAACTGGTGGACTCGCGCCGGCTGACCGTGGACCGCACCACGGGCGGCCTGACGGCGCGATTCCTCGCCACCGGCAGCACGTCGGAAACGGCCGTGTATCAGGCGGTCGTCCTCGACACGCCGACCACCTACTTCGGCCTGTACCGCTCGGCCATCCGCATCACGCCGAGGGGCGGCGGCGGGTATTGGGACGCGGAGATTGACTACGCACCCATTCCGCCGGGCGAGGCGATCCAGACGGACCCGCCGGCCAACCCCGTCGCCCCCGATCCGGGTACGCCCATTGGCCCCGGCTTCGCGTTTTCAACCGGCGGCGGTACGACCAAGATTTACCAAGCGATTCGGACCCGATCCATCACCCGGAGCTTGGCCGCCATCGCCGACGGCCGTGCAGCGAAGGACCACCACGGGGCGATTAACGTCACCGTGGACGGGGCCGAGGGCGTGGACATCGTGTCCCGCCAGGGTGAGTTCAGCGTGGACGTGCGGCGGGCGAATGTGACCCTCAACTACTTCTCGCAACTCTTCTACGCCACCGGCACGGTGAACGACGGACCCTTCTACGGGTTCGCCGCCGGCGAGGTTCTGTACTTGGGTGCCGAGGGCCGGTTCTCGATTCAAGACCTGTGGCAGATCACACACAAGTTCAGCGTGTCCCCCAACGAGAACAACAAGGTCATCAGCCGCGACGAGAACGGCGTGGCTCAGATCACGGTGCCGGTCAAGAAGGGGTGGGATTACGTTTGGGTGCAGTACTACGAGAAGTTCGCCGGCGGGGTGAAAACCCTGATCCCCGAAGCGGCCTACGTCGAGCAGGTGTACCCGACCACCAACTTCGCCGCGTTGGAGATTGGCGCTTGAAAGGCGACCCGCTGCAAACGTTCAGCCCCGGCGACCCGCTCGGTTCCATCCGGGCGGACACGGCGAACGCCTGGACTGAGGCGGCGAAACTGGCCCGCCGGTCGAACCGCACCGGGGCCGCTCTCCGGGGGTACAAGGGGAAGCCCGGCTACCTCGAAGTGGTGGTCCAGAACGACACCGGCGGCGACCTGAGCGAGCGGGACGTGGTGCAGGTGTCGTACCCGGTGCTCTACCCGACCACCTACGTCGATGACCTCCAGCAAGAGCCGGCGTTCGTGGGAATCACGCCGACCAGTGCGAGCGGCACCCCGGCGGTGCTGGTGGAGCCGATCCCGAACGGGTCCACCGGCCGGGCGGCGATCATGGGCGTGGCGTTCGTCGATGTGGACATCACCGACGCGGCGCACACCTCGGCGAAGATCAAGGTCGGCACCACGGGCAACCTCGAATCGGCGGCGGCCGGGGCGGGGACGGCGACGATCCTCTGGCGGGAGACGGGCACCGGAGTCAAGTTGTGCGCGGTGCTCCTCTGCTGTGCCGACGGCGACCCGGCAATCGGGATCAACCCGGATTGGGTCGCCCTGCCGGACGGGTCGCCGGTGTCGCTCGCCGGGTGCGCCCCGTGCGGGGCCGATGTCGCGTTGCCGCTGGCGTACCTGAATTTCACCAACAAGTCGGGGTCGGCGACGTGCCTGCCGGCGTCCCTTGCCCTGACGCGGACGACCATCGACGACGCCGGGTCGTCGGCCGACGGGTTCGCCGGGTGGGTAATTCAGGGGTCGTCCCAAACGGCCGGGTCGCCGTACTTCGGCCAGTACGACTACTGCGGCGGGACGTATCAGGAGGCGGTGCTGGTCTGGCTGACGTGCGGTGCGTCCGGGGTGGTGGTCAATTACGTCGGCGCCTACGGCGTTGCCGGCGTCCTGTCGTCCGGCCCGCTCAACGGGACGCTGACGACGGCGGACCAATCCTGCTCGCTGTTCACCTCGCCGGGGTCGCTCGCCCTCGGCACGCTGGTGACGACGACTCCGGCGAGCGGGTCTGTGGATGTGTCGCTGTCATGGGAGTAGTCCGTGACCCGTCGGGATTGCGGGCGATGTGCGGGCACGACACGCCGGCGGCCGGCTGCCACCTGTGCACGCTGGCGGCGAAGCTGGACCGGCACCCGCCGCCCGCCCCGCCCGGCCCGTGTCGATACCGTGGGGAACCGCTGACCGCCTCGGAGTGTGTCGCCCTCGGCCTGCCCCCGGCCCGAAGCTGGGCACCGTGCGGACACCCCGACCAGCCGAACGGCGTCTACGTCTGCCCGTGCAAGGGGTGTAGTCCGGCGTGCGTGGGGTATAGTTCAGAGACAAACGAGGTATAACCATGCAAGACGTGATGGCAAACAGTTACTCGGTGCAGGTGACGACCGCCAGCACGAGCGTCACGGCGTTCGCGGCCCGTCCCGCGCGGCTCGTGTACATCCAGGCGGACTCAACGAACACGTCGGCGATGCAGATCTTGGGCACCGGCTGTTCGGCGGGCATCAGCCTGACGGCGGGGTCGTTCGCCCCGACGCTATGGGTCAACGACCTGTCGAGCCTGAGTTACAAGGCGGG